TCTGGTACGGGCTTACCGTTAATGGATACGATTCTCTGAGGTCGACAGATTTCATCAACGAGTTTGACTAGATAACTAGGCACCTCGGCTGATGTTAGGAGTTGCCCGAGTATTTCCCGGGCAGTCTGTTGACTGATGACGTCAGTTGCTTTCGATAAATCAGCGCTGTAAGAATATATACGTTCCGATTTCCGTGTCGAATTGTATTTTATTCTTACTTCCTCGTTACGAAGAGTGGTCCCACTTGTGGGTAGTTCTTCGAGGAGCGGTAAACAAAGTTGGTTTAAGAGTCTTGCGACTTGCACCAATGCTGCAGTGTGTATAGTCACGGATCGAAGTTTCCCTTGGAATTCTTCGATGACTTGCACCTTGCAGTCTTGTTGCTCTTCTTGAGATAGAAGATTTATTGCAACATTGTTTACTTGCTGATGGTTTTGCGTTCTTGTGGTGTTTGGAGGGGGGATGATGTAAACTAGCAGTTCTCTATGACGGCGATAGCGTCGAGTACCCGTCCTGGGGTCCTGTATGTCGGCACCATTAGGGTTCGGAATTGCTGGATACGTTAGCGTGTATCCAGTAGGGGTTTGAGTATCTATTCTTGGCGACCAACGCAGCTCGTCAAGTTTAGGTATCTCAACTTCCTCACCTTTCCGAAGTTTAGTGAGTACCGCGGTACGTTCACGGATTTTCTCCTCCACATGGCCCAGTGCAATTTGAGCTAGGCGAACTGCATCTTCGAGCTCGGTTACCAGATTTTGTTCCTCTTGGATGTACAAGTCATCGTCTGGGTGAGGTCGATTGTTATCGATTTCTCTCCCTCCGATGTCGAAGTTCAACCTTCGGTTCCAATTTGGTGGTCGGCGTCCGATTATGCCTTCGCGATTGATGAATGGGTCTTGCAACGCTGCATGTATCCAATCTCGGTAATTACGTATGGCCCCTCTTAGGTAACTTTGTAGGGAGCGATACCAATTCAGTTGATTGACTAATGACTGTTCTGGTGTTGCCATATTTAAGACCCCGCTATTTGCTACACCACCGTTGCTGCGTGGATTCTCCATGCATGCAGCTGTCGATGGTGCAGGATAGCTTGCTCTATTCATCAGTCGACGTCTTAACCGGGTTCTTTTAACTACTCGATCTACGAATTTCTTGATCCGCTTCATTGTAGTTCTAGGGATTTCGAATTTTGGGCCGGTTAATCGTTCTAAGACGTCTAGCTCTTCTTGTGCTACAACTTCTCGCTCCTGTTTATAGCTACAACCTCTGGCAAGGGTTGAAGCAATGAACAGGGCTTGGTTGGTCACGCCACGAGCAAACGGAGCGAATTTTGCCCTTTGAGACTTCTTCTTTAATCGGGAGAATGTCACATTGTGCATAGAACGCTCCCGGAGGTGATTGCACCATTTCTTTATTCCTTTATAACCATTTCTCAGGATAAAACTGATTATAGTTATCTTAGAACAAAGAAGTCGTGCATTCATGTGTACCGGGACGCCTCGTGTATCGCCAATTGAGAGATTGAGTGCACACTCAATTTGTGGGAAGTTGTTGATGACCAGTTTCAAGTGTTTCTGAAGAGTCTTTGCTCCGTACTGTTTTATCCAGTTCGGTGCAAATTCTGATAAGTTCCTCTTGCGCTGGGTAACATTTTCCAAAACAAGACCT